GCTGGCCGATCTGCCCGCCCTGCGAATCCACCAGACGAATCACGAGATTCGCCCCGTTCTTTACCTTGCCTTGAGCCGTGCCTGTATCCGCCCCACCCTCCGGCCTGACGGGGACCAGATTCCCCTGATAGGGAAGGCCCACGGTAACGGTCGTGAAAGCACCGGCAATGGTGAGAGTTCCTGAGGCGGGCACTACCTGCTGGGGTTGCTTGCCACCATCGGCAAAGATTCCGACCGTCTGGCCCTGAAGGTAGGAAAGCCCCGTAACCGTGGTCGATGTGGCCCCCGCAGGGGGGGTGGCAACCGATTGGGCGGCGCAATCTAAATACCAGGCACTGGACTGGGCATCCCCGGCATACCCTGCCTGTGGACCCTCGTAGTGCTTGACCATGTATTCAACGTACCGGGCAGTCATTCCATTGATCGTGCGTTTCACGATCATCCAAAGCTCATCCCTGAGTCCGTCAGGGGCTGGAATGACCGATATGGACTCGACGATCCCATTGCCTCCGAGATTATGCCGTGCCCATGCAGTGACCTGATCCTCACGGTTGAAGGTATAGGACAGCAGGGTACCGTCCGCCCGTGTGGCCCAGATGATAGACCACGGTTCCTGCATGTAGGCGATGGAGGTAATCCCGCCTATGCTGATGTGGTAGGAGTATTTTGACTGATCGGACGAGTCGTACCGGTTCAGGTAGAAATTGTAATCCATGGCGAAGATCTTTCGACCCGCCCTCTGGGTGTACAGGACGGAAGTTCCGACCAGCTCAGGACGGATATGCCGGCATCGCCATGCCGACTGTCTCAGGATCTCCACATTCGCAGGCCCTAAGGGGGAGGCTGAGTAGTTGGCCGAATCAAGGCCGTATTCCCCGCCCTCGGTACCGATCAGCAGGATGATCGCGGACGACAGCCAGCAGATATTGGAAGCATCCCCTCCGGAGATCAGTTCATTCATTGCAGAGTCGGTGGTCTGCTGGCCGAACTGGTCCGGTGCCATGCTCGAATACCCGCCGGGAACGGATCCCCAGATATTGAGTTTTCCACCCCAGAAAAGCCGGTCCTTGAAGAAAGCCAGCGCACGGGGCCATTCGGTCGTATTGGACCACGCCCCCAGCTGCCACTGGATCGAGACATTCCCATAGACGGTTCCACCCGATACGTAAGCGGGGAAGGTGGAGGAATCTATCCCTCCCAGGGTAATGCTCGAGCCGGACACCGCAGAGGTCACATAGGGGGTCTGGTTAACGTTCACCATCCCCACCACCCCGGTCATGAATACCGGCTCGTTCAGCACCAGTGTGTTGGTGGTTGAGATGACAGCAGGATTGGCCTGGGTGATCGCGGTGATCGCGCTCCCGGCCGTACCCAGCACGTTGGCCGGGAACCTCGTCAGGACGGTGGCTGTAACGTGCGCTGAGTCGGTAAATGCGGTGATCTGGGCAACCCCGTACCCTGAGTCCGTATAGAGCCATAACACCCCTCCTATGGCGTCATAGACCGCCCCTGAGGTATGGATGGGGCCTGACCCTCCTGTCGTCCCGGCATTCAGGGCCGTGTAGTTATGCCCGCCATTGGAACACTGGGCGCTCAGGGCAAACGGGACGTTGAAGCTCCACGGGGTGACATTGAAATAGCCGGAACCGATCCGGACCAGTCTTCCCACGTCCGTCGAGGCAAAAGGGGTCCCGCCATAAGCGGTGATCGTGATTCCAATCCCCTGAAGGGCGCTCACCCCAAGGGCGATATTGCCATTAGTGACCAGAGGCAACGGGTCGGAAAACGGACCGTCTACAGGGGCATACTTCGCGAACTGCCAGTTGGGCGGGGCATTGGCGAACCGGGTCAGGGTATAGGGTGGGTAGCCAGATCCTGCGTACCCCCCGGCGATATACAGCACATCCCCTGACTGCTCCATCTGCAGGGCGAACTCCCCCAGGGAGTCAGTCAGATCCGCTGCCGCGTAGGGGGAGGGGATCTCATAGATAGCCGTCGTGGCTGATCCATTGTAGGGGGTTAAGGCATACCAGTAGGTGGCATTGGGTGGGGCGTTGCCCGTGGTTGCTGCAATGCAGTAATAGGTAATGCCTGCCTGCGTGACCTGGTTGCCCAGCACGTAGGCGGTCCCGCTGTTGTAGGCCGCGTTCCCGGTGGAAAGCAGTGGGCCGTGGTTCGTATAGAACCGCACATACAGATCGCCGAACTCCAGAACAAAGGCTTGCGTCTGGGAGAACTCGAACCGTCTGAGCCATGAGCGGTTAGCTGAATTCTTGACCGGCTGGACGTAAGCGGTGCCCTGCCGGAAGGTGGAGGGTCCCTGCTTGAGCGGAATGAAGTTCTGCTGGATATGCGTACCGATCGCATACCGCTCTTCATCGACACGACCCTCCATCTGGGGGGCGACTTCTCCCCCGACGAAAGCAGCAATGGCGGGAGAAGCTTTTCCCATTTACAGCTTACAGGTCGGTTTCTGTCCCATGCCTAGCCAGTACCGCAGCCACGCGGCTAGGCAAGAGAAAAAGACGTGGGCGTACTCGGAGCGGTCTGGAGGATGAAAGACGCTTCCGGGCTATTGCCTGAATTCCCCTGTGCGTTCACCACTTCGCAGACCGCAAAGTAGGTCACGAAGTTTGCCAATGCAGGAGAGAAGGTCACTGCCGAGAAGGGTCCGGTTGCCCCAGCGGCTGAGTCCGTCAGGGCCGAATTGGGAACCGTACCGGTTGAGGTCGTGTAAGGCCCGCCGGTTGTGGTTCCGACCAGCACCTTGAGCGAGGTGACGTTCTGGGCGACCAAGCTGGAATCGCCTACGGTCAAAGTCGTGGGATTAACGGTAGCGGTCATAAGGTCTCCTATTGCATCCGGGCGAGCACCCAGGTGTCGTCCGCGTTCTTGTGCGGAGTGTTCACCAGGGCGTTGGAATTGGTGGCCTGACTCATCGCATCGTCCCGTCTCATCTTGGCAGCTTGCTGCTTTGCATCAGAACCGGTCAGGCGTTCACAGCAGGAGTAGGCCAGTTCTGCGGCAAAGTAGACGATGAACCGGGGATCAAACTGGGTGGTGTCGGTTACGTCGTAGACGTACTGGAGGGACAAGGGAGAACCGTAATCGCACAGGATATTGCGGCCCTCGACCTCGTAGCCCGCATCCGTAGGCCCCATGAGGTAGTCCGAGAGGTCCATACCAGGGTATGTATCCCCGGCTAGCAGTACCCGCAGGCAATCAGTCGGGAGGGCGTATTGCTGGGTGTAGGGGCCGGATACCGGGGCCGTAGTGAGCACCGGGAGACTCGCCCGCTTGACGCTGAAACGCCATGTGGCCCGTCCGGTAAGGAGGGAACGGCGGATAAGGCCATACTCGATGTTGAGAACGCGGGCGGCGTTGGAGTTATCAAGCAAGGAAGCAATAGAAGGCTTCCCCAGAATAGAGAGGGCCAGATTGGCGATGTCGATTTGGCTTGCCACGTAACCTGCACCTTAGCGCGGCTGCGCGGCACGTTCTAGGTATTGCCGCGGGTTCCAAGCGCCGTATAGGCGGCTGTGAATACCCAGACCTTCGCCGCCGTTGAAGGCTGGAAGGTAAACGGTGCCAACTCGTTCAGGATCGGATAGGCAAAGATAAACGGCGTATCGGTCGTAATCTGGCCGTTCAGTACCATCGGCTGCTGGGCACCGGATGAGTCCGCCATTCCGGTCACAGTCAGGGTGGTTCCCGCAACGGCTGTCAGGTCGATATAGAAGCCCAGAAAGAGCGTATCCTGCGCCACGCCCGCCGATCCACCTATCACCCCTGACTTGCAGTTAAGCGCGGAGGTCCCCTGCAGGAGCGTGGCGTGCGCGTAGGCAAGAGAGATAAACCCCTGCATTTATTCAGGCACGTTGGTATCGCGGATCAGGTACTCAAGAAGCGTGATCAGCGACAGGTACACTTCCTGTTTCTTCTGCGCGCGTACCCCTGCGGGTAGTGACCCGTCCGTGACCGTGGTCGCAGTCGTGTCGATACGGATCTCGACCTGACCGGCACCAGGAGCGGAGGTCGCAGCGACTACCTGCTCCAGAGTGCCACCTGTGACCAGACTGTAGCTGATCGCACTCATGGATTACCGCACCCAGGAGAACTGCAGGCTGATCGTGCCAACCGCAGTCGGCGCGGTGGTAGCCGTCAAGGTGAGGTTGAACTCGTAGAACGGGTCCTGCGAGAAGCCCATCAGTTCCCAGATGCGCAGGTTCACGTTCGCGGCGAGGAAGCCAACCGCGCCCACGCTCGGGCTGTAAACGCTCTTCCAGTTAGCATTCGCGGCCGCAGTAGAAATACCCGTGCCGAGGATGGCGTCAGCGTTGGGGATCGGC